CCATTCTTGCCAGGTTGAATGCGCCGAGATAATGCGCGGCTCGGTGTTTTCACCCTTGCTTGGCACATACAGCGGCACACCGTCTAGCGCATCAAGTTCTGCAACAGGTTCTGCAGATTCTGCAGAATCGTTCTGCAATTCGACATTGGCTTCTTCCAGGTCTGGCACATACTCCTCTTCGACCGGAGCTGGCGGCGGGATCATGTCGAGCGGGTTGGCCGGCAGCGGCGTGACATCCTTGATCGGGCGCGGCTTTGCCTCATCAGGAAAGTCTGCGGCTTCCTCGGCAGTGATCAAACCCTTGAGCACATCAGGGAAAGCATCGCGCAGCGCAAAGCCTCGAGCTCGCATCTGGAGCATTCGCTTCGGGTATGCCTGCCACGGCCCCTGCTTGCCCCATAGGCCTGCCCGCTTGGCGTCGTTTACGCTGAAGCGGACGATCACCGGGTTGCGACCCTTGCGCCTGGCAACGCAGACAGCTGCGTAGTCGCCAGTGCCGTCGGTGCCTTCAAAGGATTCATCGACACCGTCGCAGACCGCGCTGGCCTGCACCAGGGCCATCATTGCGTCACCGTAGACCGAGGGCTTGCCATTGATCACCGCGATGTTCTGCAGCGCCTGCATGGGTGCCAGGCCCAGCTCATATCCCCATTGCACGCAGACCATAATGTCTTGCGGTTTGCCCTGGTAGGCGCGAGGCACCATGCTGGACTCGGCCAGCATCTTTGAAAACTCCATCGCCTCGCCCATAGTGGCAGGCGCAAAGCCTTGCCGGTTAGTTGTAGTCAACTGCATCTTCTTCTCCTGGCAGGAATGCTTCGATTGTGTAAAGGATCAGCGCGGTGAAGCTCTCGACAATTTCTTCTGCTTCTTCTTCGCTGGCTTTTGGCATCGTGTTCAGCAGCGCAACCACGGCGCGTGCATGGGCTGCTTCTAGTTTGGTGAGCTCGCGGGTAGTCATGCTGTGATCTCCTTGATTGCTAGTGTCGATTGACGAATGGTGTAGGCCTCTTTGGCCGGTACGATCTTCTCGGGCTGGGCCTTGTACGAACGCATTGGCCAACGAATCTCGAAACGTCCTACGCGGCCTTTAGCGGCTTCGCCGAGCATTGCCTTGAGTTCGGTCTCGGCCTCAGCTCTGCGTGCCTCTGCGGCCTCCATGTCAGTCTTGGCAGCCATGATCTGATCGGCCAGCTGCTCGGCCCTGGCAGGCAGGTTGACCGTCATGTTTTCGTCAGCAGCCGGGTACATGCGGTCGGCATCTTTTGGATTGGTCGGCGGGTAGAAGTCGATCTCGCCGGTTGCTCGGAATTTTTCCAGCTTGTTCTGGAACTCCAGCACCGCTGCCTTGATGGTCTCGAGCGTCTGGGCGTGCGGCTCAAACAGGAACACGCGCATCTGGGTTCCCTGGTACAGCACCGAGAGTGCGCCCCACTTGGCCTGCACGATCTCCATCTGCGCCTGCAGCTGCACCGGCCCACGGTAGAGCGCTGGCATTTCCTCGGGCTGCGTGGCAGTCAGCTTGGCCTCGAGCACCCCAAAGCCTGCGAGCTCGATCTCTTCCTGGCCGACGACGATGATGCCGGCCTCGAGGTCGGTGCGGATCTTCTGGCCGCGACCATCTGCGTATCCATCCAGGCTGCAGGCGATCGGCAGTGTCGGGTGGTAGAAGGCGTCTTCAAACTCGGTGGCTACGTCCGAGAGCTCAAGCCGGCGGGCAGTCTCCCAAAGGATCAGGCGCTCGATCCGGTCGCCCCAGCCCATCGCTTCGTTCTGTTTGTTCACGCGCTCAACGCCGGTGATGGCATTGATCGACAGCTGCAACTCATCGTTGGGCGTCTGGTATTTGGAGAGACCCAAGAGCCCCGGCAGCCGGCTGGCTGACATCATGGTGTCTGGTGTTTTCTTTCCTGCCATTTGTTATTCCTCCTCAGTTAGCGCGTAGACCCGGATGACGCGGGCGTGCGCAGCGGCATGGGTGGCTTCTGTGTAGCCAATTGCCTTGAATTTTTTGGACTTGAAGACAGACCCGAGGACGCTCGGGTGCAGCTCTGCGGGCAAGCGCACCTGTGACCGAATGTCATTGATGCACACCGTGCCTTGTGACCGAGCTATCTCAACCGCTAGTGCTCGGCAGCGCTCTAGGAACGCTGTGTCTCTGCGCTCAAAGAGACTCATCTGGGCGTCGCGTAGCACGCGGCCCATTGCCAGATCGGACATGGTCGCCCCCTAGTCGGTTAGGTAGGCGAGCACCAGCATCGCGCCAAACAGCGCGTACAGGATTGTCTCGAAGATGGATTCGACCAGCTGCTGACGACGGTCGGCGTCGAGCGTGGCCTGGATGCGATGCTCCGACCAGGGGGTCAGAGAGTCGTTGTGCGGTGCGGAAGTCTTGTGTTTGTCGCCGGAATAGTCCGAATACAAATTATGCGACAAACCCAACCTATTGTGTTTGCGCGACAAAAAGTCGGAATACACATATGCGCGTCTTGCTGCTGGGTCAATGCGAGGTTTTTCAAGCATTTGGATCTCCTCCTGTGGGTTTTCAAAGGGTTGCAAAAATTCAAACGGCATTTGCTGCTTCACCTACGACATCTAGTAGTTCTTGCCGCGCAGTTTCGCGTACTCGGCCTTGCCTACTTTCTTCTCATTGCGGGTGTGGAGCTCGCGCTTGGCGGCTTCCATTGCGTACCTGGCCTCGAGGACGCGCCAGATGTCGGTGCGCTCATCTTCCCAGGCGATCTGGGTCAGCTGCTGCGAGAGCTCGCCAAAGACCTTGGCTGCCCATTTGATGTCGGATATGACCAAAATGGGCACATCCATGCGGCAGTTCAGACCGCGCCCGACCCGGTTGAAATACTTGGCGACCGTCTTCCGGTCTAGGTCGCGCACTCCGTCCAGCGGCTTAACAGGTTGATAAGTCATTGATTTGTATCCTTATAATTTTCGTACTGTGCGTTTATCCAGTATATCACCGCGCAATATCGTCATCCTTTTTATAGATCTGCAGCGGGTCACTGTCGATCAGCTGGACAAGAGCTTTCATCTTTTCTCTTTGCCGATGTTTCTCTTCCATGCGTCTGATTAACCAGCCAATTACCAACATCGCGGCGAACAAACCGACCAGGAACAGGGTGCCTTTGAGGGTATTCATCACTTGATCCTCTTGAGCAAGTTCGATACCTGGCTTGCACGCCAATCGTTGTTGCCGCGTGGTGTTTCGACGCCGCGAGCGGTCAATGCAGCGGCGATGTCGCGCAGTGTGGATGCGCCAGACTTGCGGATGATGTCGCGCACGATCGGGCCAACGCGGTCAGCGTAGGCGTCTGCCTTGGCCTTGATTGACGCAACGCCGACAGCGCTGCCGATCTCGGGTGTCGGGCTGCCGAGCTTCTTGCCCTGCTTCTTAAGTGCTGCCAGCGCCTGTTTAGTGCGCTCGCTGATGCGGCCTGCTTCGTATTCGGCAAACACCGACATCATTTGCAGGAAGGTGCGGTCAGCTTCTGGCATGTCAGCGCAGACAAACTTGGTCTGGCTGTTGAGCAGGGTGCTGATGAACTGAACGTCGCGTGCCAGGCGATCGAGCTTGGCAACGACCAGGGTGGCTTTCTGCTTGCGTGCGAGCTCGAGTGCGGCCTTCAACATCGGGCGCTCATGTAGCTTTTTACGGGTGCCTGATTCGATCTCGGTGAACTCACCGATCACAGACCAGCGACCGCCATTGAGAAAGTTGGTGACCAGCTCGCGCTGTGCATCGAGGCCGAGACCTGAAGCGCCCTGCTTGTCGGTGGATACGCGGTAGTACGCGACGAATTTGCCTGTGTGTGGTGCCATGTTCCTGCTCCTGTATCTCGGTTGCAGCGGTCGGACTTGACCGTTAAAGCGAAAAATATATTGCGCCAAGCAATCTGTCAAGCACCCAAACGTATCTTTTGCACGACGTTGTCATTCTTGTACGCATTCACAGCGTTTGGTTTTTGGTATATCGTGCGGCAATACCCCCTTTTGGAGTTTGTATGGAAAAACATTCGGCATTCATGATGCGGCTGCGCCCCGAGGTGCGCCGGCTGCTCGACCAGGCTGCCCAGGATCAGCGCCGCACGCGGGTGTCGATCCTGGAGGAGCTGATTCTCGAGGCCTATGCCAAGCGCTATGCAACCACTGAAGCCAGGTTGGATAAGTTGCTGGGGGCGCGTTGAACGGGCGCGGCAAGCGCAACAAGGGTGCAGCTGGTGAACGTGAGCTCGCCGCCCTGCTCTCTGACCAGCTGGGGTTTGTGGTCAAGCGCAACCTGGGCCAGGCCAGAGATGGTGCTGACGACATCACCATCGAGCACTTCCGGCTGGAGGTGAAGCGCCAGGAGCGGTTGCAGATCGATGCCTGGAGCGCCCAGGTCGAGGCCTGCGCCCTGCCCGGCCAGATCCCTGTCGTGGCTTACCGACGCAACGGGCAGCCCTGGCGCGTGTGCCTGCTGCTCGAGCACTTTATTCCCATGATGAGAGACCAACTAGGAGGAAACGATGCGCAACCTGAAGCTGGCGCTCGATGAAGAGATGCCGAAGCCGAAGCAAAAGAAGGTGGATGACACACCCTCGGTGTGGAACCCAGATTTCAAGTACCAGCCGGCAGGCACGGCGATGGATCTGGCTGCGAAGTTCAAGCGCATTCAGCGCGAGCAGGCCAAGGCTGCCAAGCAGAACAAGGTGCGGCGGGTCAAATGATTCGGATCTGGCGAGTGTTTCGGATGTGGCGATTGTCAGGCTTTGGAATCATGGCCGCGGTCAGGCAGACCAGGCGCTACCTGCGCCGGCATGGTGGGCGTAGGTTGTGAAAAGCCATTGTCCAATATGCAATCGGGAGCATTGGCGACCGCGCACAGTCGAGCTCGAGGGTGAGCTGGTCTGCACGCACAGCGAAGCCTGGCGCCACGCCTGTGAGGTGCGCTGGGCTTTGAGGCTGCCAGACAAGGCCAGGAAGCCACGCATAACGAAGTTGGACTACCTGAACGGTGTGGAGCAGCAGCGCGGTTCAGAGGCACGTTACAAGCTGCGAGAAAACATGCTGAAGGAGTATCGCAATGGAAAAAGTGAAAACCAAACACAAGCTGCTGGACACACTGATCGCAGAGTTGCCGGCAAGAAATGACGCACACATTGCCAAGAAGGTTGGCTGGAAGCAGGGGTTTGTGAGCAAGTTGCGGCATGGCCACGTTGGGTTTAGCAGCAAGCGCATCCTCGAGCTGCATGACGCTACAGGCTGGGAGATCAGCCGGATCAAGGGGCTGCTGTGAGTTACATGTTTGCCGCGATGTTTCTCTTTGGTGCCGGCTTTGCGGTGCTGGCGATGTTGATTGCGCTGTGGATCTCGCTGTTGACCGGAGAGGAGCCATGAATAACCGTATACGGAATTTGGAAAACCGTATAAGGAATTCGGAAAACCGTATACGGAATTCCGACGACGAAAAGTGGACTGCCAGAGACATGGCATACAGGCCTGGTGGATTGCCGGATTGGTCTGCGGCTGGATTTGGGCAGGCCAAGCGCGAATGGCAAGGTCTGACCACGGCAGAGCGCAAAGCATTGTGGAGCGCAACCAAGAAGCCGAGCGAGTTTGCGGAGATGATCGAGGCGAAGTTGAGGGCAAAGAATGAGCGCCCTGCCTGACAACATCGTGGAGTTCAAGCTGCCGAAGAAACCCAGGGTCAAGGAGAAGGAACCGCTGCCAGATCAGCGTAGAGCAGCCGTTGTGCCGATCAGGGCAGTGACCGACCGCAAGTTGCATGAAGCCGGCCTGCGCTTGCTGCTGGCGATCTGCAGCTACACCAACCGAGCTGGGATTACCTGGGTCGGAGGCGCGAAGCTGGCGTCAGACCTGGGGATCAGCAAGCAGGCCATCAGCAAGCAGTTCAAGCAGCTGGTCGAGCTCGGCTATATCGAGGTCATGCGCAAGGGTTGGAAAGGCCACGGCAACCAGACCATGCGCGTGATCTTCGACCCCAGCATCGATGCCGAAACAGCGATCGCAGTCACCTCAACCATTGAAGACACGAGGCCACCCAGCATGAAGAAAGAGCAACAGAAGGAGCAAGACAACACCATCGACCCTGAAGGTCTAAAGCGCATCCACGACATGATCAAAGGGGTCATCAAGCCAATGCAACCACCACCAAAGGAGTACGCAATGCCCAAGTCAGGAGACACCATAACTGTTGCAAAGATGAAACGAGAAATAGCCGAAGCCAAGGCGAGAAAGGCCAAGCATAGTCAACCTCCAGAGGTTGACAATGGAGAACCTCATCATAGTCAACCTCATAGTCAACCTGATAGTCAACCTCCAGAGGTTTACCCAGACGTAGAAGAACGTAATGTTAACGATATGTATAAGAACATTGTTTATAAAGAATTAAAGGTTAACTTAAAGGATTTAGAAGTACTAAAGATTTTAGTAGGAACTATAGAGGTTGATGAATTGGAAACAGTTTGCAAGCAGTTAGCAGATCGCTATCGCAGCGAGGGCATCGCAGTGCCGACCAGCGAACCACTGCTGGCAGACGACCTGATCAACCAGAGTTCAGAGAACCTGTTGCGAGCGCATGGCATTTAAACGCGTTTTAAGGTGCCTACAAGGCGCGATCATGGGTCAGGTAATAGGCAGACATGGGCAGGCAGGGAAAACGGCTTGTAGAGCCTCTAATCGCGTCTGTCCAAAATCCATACGTTCGTCTGCGTGTTGGACACCAGGGGGTGCTGCGACGTGTCTACCTTGAAGCGACCCTGGCCTGCTCTGGCTGGACAATCGATCGGGCTCGAGCGGCTGGGTAGTTCGTTGCCAGAAAGGCACCCTTTGCCCCCCGCCCCCACCGTTGCGCTGGCGGGTGCCTGTCTCAATTTTTCCCCCGTTTTTCTTTGTCGGGGCTTTTGATGTTTTTACTTGGAGGAAAGAAATATGAAAGAGGTTTGCGTTACCTGCCGGTGGCTTTCGGTGGAGGTTGACTTGCCAAACAAGACAGAGGCGACCTGCCGGCGGTTTGCTCCGATTCGGTCTGGCGCCAAGTATGCGTGGCCGCAAGTCGATGCGCATCAGGATTGGTGCGGTGAATGGCAAAAGGTAATTACCCAACAAGGAGGTCAGTGATGGCATACAACCACAAGCCGAACTATGGTTCTGCTTTTGCTAACAAAGACAAGCGCGAGGATTGGCACGCTGACTTCCGTGGCGACATCATGTTGCCTGATGGCAAGCTGTACTTTCTCGATGTCAGCCGTGCGAAGACGCAGGCGGGCGATGAGTACTTCAAGGTAAAGATTGGCAAGGAGAAGGCGATTGTTTTTCCTCCGTTGAATGGTCACTCGCAGGCCAAGGGCAACGGTTACCAGCCGCAGCCTGCTGATGACATTCCTTGGTGAGCGTGATGGCAGGCAAGAAACAAACCTCTGTCCATCCGGTTCTGACCAACTGGGGTGGGGTCAGGTCTGTGCAGCGCAACCTGCAACGCTCCAACACCTTGATCCAGAACCGGGAAGCGGTGTCTTATGCCCTGCTCTGCATGGCCAACACCAAGATCACCGACATCATGACCTGGGATGAGGCTGGCAACGTCAAGGTCAAGGCTGCGCACCAGATCCCTGATCACGCTCTGCAGGCCATCAAGAAGGTCTCTGTGCGGACTGACAAGGACGGCAACAGTTTTCTGGACATCGAGCTGTACGACAAGGTGGGCGTGCTGCGGTTGCTGGCCAAGGCTAGTGGCTTGCTGGACAACCCTGACGAGAACGACAAACCGAGTGTGATCGATGTAAACGTGGTCGCACCGCCAAGG